CGACGGTACCACCGGAAAGCCCGGTCCCTAAATAATTTACCATTCGAACCTTGCATTTAGATCCACGGGTTCTAGAGACCCTGTAAAATTCATTTGAACAATCTATGATTGTATCATTAGGTCTCAAATGTTTGAGTAGAATTTTAACAGTATCATCTGTTGCATCCCCGTGAGGAAGAGCTGTAAAGATAACACGCGGCCATTTCATCGCATCTACCATTTTACCTATGGACTCGTGTCCAAACACGTTCTCAGATTGTTCTTCCAATGCGATAACCTTAGAATACGTTTTGTTATACACATGCAATTTCTGCTTCTCTTGAATGTTAAGTGCGAGATTTTTTCCGATAGAACCCAACCCAATTACACCCAAAGAACTTGTCATTATGTTATATTATATATCGATTTATTTAAGTTGCTTAAAACTTAATTCTATGTATAACATAGATGCGTCCTGTTGTGAGTTTATCTGTACCACGTTTATTTCGCGCACCCAATATTAAGGTAGACAAGTCACCCCAGTCAGAGTATAAACCGAAATCGTATAGTCAATTTATCAAGAGTCTAGAAAATAAAGAGCTTCCTCAGGTGTTGATTAAACCCTCTAAGAATATCGCGATTTTCACGGAAAAGGATGGAAATTACGGAGATGTCGCGATCGTTCAATCCGATAAGTTCTGGGAGACACTTATCAATAGTGAAGCTAATATCAATATAGATACTACTCAACCACAAAATCTTGCCGAAAATGTAATTGTAGCATTTTTCGTCTTGTATGCTTTTACCATGTTCCGTGCCATCTTTGGAAGTAAAGATGGTGGTGGAATGGGAATGCCTAACCCATTTATTAAATCAGCCGAATTTGATATGGAACAGGCTATAGAAACCCGATTCACCGATGTTGAAGGTATAGATTCTGCTAAATACGAACTCGAAGAGATCGTTGATTTTCTTAAGAATCCTGAGCGTTATTTGGGCAGTGGAGCCAAAATCCCCCGAGGTGCTCTTCTTTCCGGATCACCCGGAACTGGTAAAACTTTACTCGCTCGAGCGATCGCAGGTGAATCTAGTGTCCCCTTCATTCAGTGTTCAGCAGCGAGTTTTGTTGAAATGTTTGTAGGCGTGGGTGCTAAGCGTGTGCGCGAACTTTTCGAACAAGCGCGAACGAATCAACCGTGTATAGTTTTTATAGATGAGATCGATGCCGTGGGTAAAAAGCGTGCATCCGGACCTATGCCGGGTAATGATGAACGTGAACAGACTATCAATCAACTTCTCACAGAAATGGATGGGTTTGATGAAAACACGGGAATCGTAGTCATAGCAGCTACTAACAGAAGTGATATTCTAGATGAAGCTCTTCTTCGCCCAGGTAGATTCGATCGCAAGATTCAGGTCAGCTTACCCAGTGTTGGGGGTCGTAAGAAGATTCTTAAAGTACATGCTCGAGGTAAGAAACTCGATAAAAGTGTAAGTCTTGGATCTCTCGCGAAACAAACGACGGGGTTTTCAGGTGCTGAACTCGCTAACTTATTGAATGAGTGCGCTATTCGGGGGGTTCGAGATGGAGATGGTACTATCACGGAAGCTATAGTAGACGATGTATACCAGAGACTGATAGTAGGTGCAAAGGGTGATACGACTTTTACGGGACATAAAAAGGAGGTCATCGCCTTTCACGAAGCGGGGCATGCTATCACGGGTGCAGTCATTCCGGGATATGATCGTGTGCGTAAAGTGTCTATCATCCCTAGGGGTGCAGCCGGCGGTGTGACTTTCTTTCAGCCTTCGGAAGAGAATGCAGAATCGGCTCTTTACACAAAACAGTATCTTAAGAATCAGATGGTCGTAGCTCTAGGTGGACGCGCAGCCGAAGAGCTTATATACGGAGCCGATAATATCACCACGGGCGCTTCTTCAGACTATGCCCAAGTTTATAACATCGCTCGAGAAATGGTTACCACGTATGGTCTAGGTATTAACAACTTCGATTATAGGAACCTGTCACCTACAGCTGCGTTAATGGTAGATAAGGAAATCAGTGATCTTGTCTCGGAATGTTATAAACGTTCAAAGGAACTTCTGTCTATTAATATGCTTGAACTTAAACAATTAAAAGAAAAACTTATCGAAGATGAACTCGTAGACGGGTCTTGGGTGTATGAACTGTTTGGGGGTACTATTTCATGTAACAGTGTAGACGCATGGGACGACGAGAATGCTTCTTGCACGTTCGACTGATCCGACCGGTCGGACACCTTACGAAATTTGGAACAAAAAAAAAGCGTTACAAAAAGTCGAGGGAGTCAAAAATGTATTGAACCTTCATTTTTAAAAAAATGTGTAAGAACAATTTTTAAAAGTGAAATAATAATATTTATGAAATACTTCGTATGAGTATTTAGTTAGAGAAGGCGAGACCACCCATACCCGATTGGATACGGAGGACGTTGTAGTTCACGGCGAACATGTTAAGGTTCAGCGCGGTAGCGGCAGCCTTGGTCTTGATAGCGACCTGAGCGTTATCAATCCTCGAAAAATTGCAGGTACCGGTCGGTTGATGCTCCTCGGGCTTAAGGGCGAACGAATACGCGTAAACACCGGGCACGGGGGAACCGCTGTGGTGCTGGAAGGGCTGCACGGCGTTGAAGTACTTGCCAGTCTGCTCCTTGAAACGGTCCTGGCCGTTGAGAACAAGCTTGAAGGTGTCGATGGGACCGGCGGCCTCCTCAGTCCAGGCAACGGTGCCTCCGTCCGCCGCCTTGGCCACCTGAAGCTGAGGGGCACCTGAAAGGGCGGTGGGGATAGAGGTGGAGGTCGACACCGCGAGGCCGGTAGCAGCGTCGGTGGTCACGACCTCCGTGGAGGACGTGAAGTTCCAGAGGTTGGCGCGAGACACGGAACCATGGTCGGCACAGAAAACCAGCTCCTTGACCGGGTGGTTGTAAGAGAGGCGGATCTGCTTGGTGGAACCGGCAGCGGCCATAGCGTCGGAGCCAGTGTGCTGAACCTGCTCTATCAAATACTCGTGACCTTTCTGGGCAAAACGCCTACGCTCCTCAGTGTCGAGGTAAATGTAATTAGCCCAGACCTTGAAGGTGCTGTTATCAGTATACAGTGAGAACTCGGAAGATAAATCGAAATCCATTCTGACCTCATGGTACTGCAGGGCAATTAGTGGGAGGGCGAGTCCAGGATTGCGGTTAAAGAAAAAAATCAGAGGAAGGAACATCTGACCATCGTCGACCGCGGGGGAAGTCATCTTACCCCAAGTGGCCTTCTTGGACTCATCGAGGTAAAGCTCGGAGTAAAGCCTCCACCAGCGCTGGTAGTGCTTGTCAATACGCTGTCCACCCACGGATAATTCGACATCCTTGATCGCACGCTCAGCGGCCCAGCAGTCGTCGTTGGCATTACCGGCAGTCTTGACGATGGTGCCCTTAGCCTTAAGCTCGACATACATGTCGGAGACGAGGTCACCGTTGCGAGCAATGGTGACGGAAACGCGGCCGGAGTCGGAGGCAGTACCGTTAACGGTCTGCTCGATGTTCTCCATAGCGAAGTTAGTGTGGCGCTTGTAAACCGCCTGGAAAAATGTAACCTTGGGGTTACCTGTCAGATAGACGTCCTGTGCGCCGTATGCCACGAGTTGCATTAAACCACCCGCCATTTTGTATGTTGTTGTACTATACACAGAGAAAATAATTTTGGGTAAAGTGCGAAATTTCGCACGTGATTTTTCCTCGACCTACCATAAATGTCTACACAGCCTGAGACTATCGAACCCGAAACCGAGACCGAATCCGAATCCGAATCCGAAATTTTACCCGACCAGGAGGTCGACCTCACCGAGTACGATCCTGAGGATTTTCCCGATGATGACGATTTTTCACCCATGGAAAATTTACTTGGTCAAACTCTTACCACCTCCGAGGGCGACACCGTGTGCAGTGCTCTAGTATACATTGGACAGCAGATGGAAATTCATAATAAAATTTTTATCAAACTTCTCAGTATTCTTCAGAAGAAAAATGAGGCTTAGAAAAATGAATCCTAATATTAGAAATGCAGGGGTCTGGTCAGACAATGCACGTCATCGACGACACATACAATCTTCATGATCATAATAGCACTTTCTGGACTGAGAATATTATGAAAATGGACATAGATCAACTCATGAAGGTAATCATCCAACCCTCTGAGAAAAAGCTGAGAATTAACGACAAGCTCAGTGCATCAGAGTCTCTTAACATAGGTTTTGACCTGTTTTTCGACCCTTCCCAACCAAGGGAAAAGGGTCTGCCCGTACAAATTGATATCAGTGAAGTCGAACGCACTCGTACATTCATGATAGATCGTTTATGCGAAGCGTATCACCGCTCGTGTGCCCTGGAAAAGGATAGCGAATGTGACTTCGACGACGACGAAATCAAAGAAGTTACACTGGCTATTCGTATTAACAGGATGATCGATCGCATCCAAGATGCATGGAGGGTAACATTCAGTGTGTATCGTATACACGATTTCTCGAATAATCCCAACGCCGTACCCGTGGATCCGGAATCCGACCCATCTATTTACAGGGCGTCTACGATTAAGGATGTCCAGGAATTGAAACCTTTTCAACAGGCTATGTTACAGCTGCTAAAGGATTTATATGATAGTCAGATCAAGAGATACAAAGAACAGTGTTGTAAGGAGATTAAAACAAAAGATGGGGCGAGTACCCGAGCCTGGGAAGTATTTGAAAGTATTCAAGATTACGTATATTCTGTTGGTAAAAAGGAACAATGGTATGAACTATGGAAAAATATGACTATGAGTCCTTCTACCCATAGTGATCTCATTCGTCATCTTTCTAAGACGAGAGATATGCAATTTCCCGAAATTAAGAAGCATCGACAGGTATGGTCTTTCACTAACGGTATCTTCATCGGCAAGGAGCTTGTACCCGACAAGTCTACCGAAGAAGACAAACACTACCGGGCCGTTTTCTACCCGTACACATCAAAGGAGTTTAAGACGCTCGATCGGACTATCGTCAGCTGCAAATACTTCAATCAAGAATTCAGCAACTATAACGATACCGACTGGAGGAATATCCCTACACCTAATTTCGACAAGATCCTAAAGTACCAAAAGCTCGATAAGGATGTAATCGAATGGATCTACGTTCTTTGTGGACGTTTGTGTTTTGACGTAAATGAAATCGATAAATGGCAATGCATCCCCTTCCTAAAGGGGGTGGCCCAATCCGGTAAATCCACTATTATTACGAAAGTCTGTCGCAAATTTTATACATCGGATGATGTGCGAACACTTTCGAATAACGTGGAAAGAAAGTTTGGCTTGTCTTCTATTTACGATTCGTACATGTTTATCGCACCGGAGATTAAGGGTGATTTAGCACTTGAACAGGCGGAGTTTCAATCTGTGGTGTCTGGTGAAGATGTTTCGATTGCGGTGAAACACGAAAAGGCTAAAACTTTCGTGTGGAAGTCTCCGGGTATTCTGGGTGGTAACGAGATTCCCGGGTGGAGAGACAACTCTGGTAGCGTTTTGCGACGTTTGATTACAGTTGACTTTAGGAAGAAAGTTAGGGAAGCGGATCCGACTTTGGAGGATAGACTCGAAGAGGAACTTCCAAACATCCTCCAAAAGTGTGTGAGAGCGTATCTTGATAAAGCACAGGCCCATAAGAATGACGCCATTTGGAACATTCTTCCACCGTACTTCGAAAAGGTCAAGACACAAGTTGCGGCGGCTGTCAGTCCTCTACTGAGTTTCATGGAATCTCCTCACATTGAGTATGGCGAAGATAAGAAGTGTCCCCTATCTTTCTTCAAGGATGAGTTTGCCGCTTTCTGTATGAAAGAGGGTAAGTCACGAACGATCAATTCTGATATATGGGCGGGTCCATTTGGTGAACGTGGTATCGGTGTTGAAAAGCTGAAGGAAGATGAGATTACACTGTATACGAGATGCGGTATCACTCAACACCAACCTAAGACGGGTACAGAGCATAGGAACTCTATGTGGGTTATTGGTCTCGACGTCGTAAACGTAACCCCCCAAGAAGTGATACCTCAACAACAGGTACACGTTGAGACATCAATTTCAACTCAGACGATGGTTGATACGGATGGACAGGAGTTAGACGATTAAAATGTTTACTTAATATATGGGTTTATTCAACGAATTTGAAAAAAATAATGTTTCACCAACTACATCCCAAAATTTGATACGACAGGCCCCGTATCTCACTAATCGCGAAAAAAATAATCTAAGGGTCAACGCTACCAGACTCAAACAAAACAATATACAAACGAGAATAAATAGAATGGTTGGTAATAAACTGAAGGCCGCGAACCTTTCAAAAATGAAGATGTCACCTCTTCAAATTAGCGTCTTTAACGGTATGGTTAATTTAGATGCTAAGAAGGGTAACTATAACGTAAACGTCGCGGAAATTCTGTATAAGAAACCAATTAAAAGACGTCCCATCACGCCTGGGTCTAATTTCGAAATCGAGGTAAGTGCGATTAAATTGTTATACGGGCGTATGCAAATAGGAGCTAAGCATACGGCTACAGTCGTGCCAAATAAAAATGCGAAAAACAGACATCGATACTTCGTAGCTCAAATCGATGGTTTCGTGTATGAAGGAGGTAAGAAGC